GAGTCCTTGCCGCCCGAGTAGGTAATCACAAGCGGCTGCTTGTATACCCGCAGGGACATTTCAGCTGAAAACCGCAGCCGCTCAATCGCGGTTTGTTCTAAGTCCATCGGTCCAGCTCCTCCTTCAGTGCCCGGAAGATCGGGTATGCCTGCTGTGGCACTACAGCGTTTCCGAGGCATTTAAGTCTGTCCACCCTGGCGGGAATCCCATGAGCCACTCTACCCACGTCGGGTTCAGCTGCCCACCAACCTGATCGTTGATGTTGTTCGCGCGGGCCGGGTTTTCGTACCGCTTCCGCTGCCCTGTTCTGTAATCGCGCGCACACGGTGTTGCAAACATCCGCTCCATTGCCACTCTCTGCGTCAGATTGCATTTTCCCGGATCTTTCTGCCGGCTTGGCGGCACAGATTGCAGCGTGTCTTTGTATTCGTTCGCACGCGGCGTCGGCCACAGGCTCTTCCCCTCCTGTACAGCTACCCAGTCCCGCAGGTTGCACGGCTGCTTCCGTCCTGGGCGCGATACCGTCATTTCCTTCTTCAGCGCTTCCGGCGATTTCGGCGGAAGCGCATCCATCGTGTTCGGCGTCGGTCGCAACGAAAAACACTCTCGATCTCCTGTGCAAAGCTCCGACAGCCGCAGCCTCAAAATTAAACACGACGACGTGATAGCCAGCACGCTCCAGATCCTTGACCACCTGCCCGGCGGCAATCTTGATGATTCCAGGTACATTCTCACCGACAACGCAGCGCGGGCGCAGCTCGGTGATAACTCGTAGCATCTCCGGCCAGAGGTATCGATCATCCCCTTTGCCCTTTTGCTTTCCAGCCACGGAGAAGGGCTGGCAGGGGAATCCGCCGGAAATAACGTCAACTGTTCGTAGGCCTGTCCGCTCATAAAAACTCTCCTTTGTCAGCGTCCGGACATCACGCCAGCGCGGCACGTCCGGCCAGTGCTTTTCCAGCACCTTCGTCGGGTAGTCGGCAAACTCACACTGCCCGACGGTCATAAATCCGGCCCACTCGGCAGCCAGATCAAGCCCGCCGATCCCGGAAAACAGGCTCAGATGCGTCAGCATTTTGTTTCCTTTCCCGTCGGCGTCAGCTTCGCCAGCATAATCTGCCCCAGATCCGCCACGTATACCAGCCGCCCGCGGCTGTACACCATCAGCTTGTCGCCCTGGATCTCCATCCGGTCGGCCTCGATATTGGTGATATCCTGGCCGGCGTCACACACAAACCTCATACCAGCGCCCCCGGCCTGTTGTCCGGCTGATAGCCGAGCTTTGCCACGCTGGCCGACTGATGGTATTCCGGCCGCTTGAAGCTGTAGCCCCAGCGTTTGGCCGCCCAGAACAGGGCCGCCGTTTCATCCGCCGCGTGGACGGTCAGCTGCCGCCCTGCGTACTCCACCACGAAATAGTGCTTCCCGGCATAGCCCGGCTGCTCGACGATATCCGCGCGCTTCGCGGCCCGCTCGCCGGGGTAATTGATGCTATTTTGCCGCATAGCTTTTGCCCCTCCTGTCCTTATTTGCCGCCCGCTCGATCTGCCGGATGGCGGCTCTGTCCGGCTCCAGGCTGATCTTGTCCCGGTGGTTGATGTCGTAGATGTGGTTCCGGATGCTCTCATAGAGCGTCCAGCTGCAGCAGCGTGCGCTGCATCCCGGCTCCCGGCCGGGGCAATCCTTCCCGCACGGCGGCGGGATCTGCCGCATGCGCGGCGCGTAGATCTGCGCCGTCATAGCGCTTCGTCCTGCACGCACTGGAGCCAGTACACCAGCTTTTGCAGCCGCGTCTCCTGCGCCAGCAGCGCGTCCGTTGTTTCGTGGTCGACGCGCGGCATTTCGCACAGGAGCGCCCGATCATTCTTGAGGTCGTCTGCGTAGGCGTTCACCGCCTCGATCACGTCCGCCAGCTGATCCGGGCGGAAGTCTACCGTGATCTTTCTCTCCTTCACAGCCAGATCCCCGTCAAAAACGTCGTCAGCGACACGCCGCCGAGGACGGCGGCGATCTCCGTCGCGTGGGCGCAGCCTGCGATGATGCACAGCGCAAAGCCAACGCCCGACAGCCAGATGCACCCCAGCCGCGCCAGCCGCCGCATGGCTTTGCGCCACTGGTAGATCGCCATGATCCGCGCCCGGCGCTCTTCCGGGCTTTCCCCTTCAGGAACTTCCGGCGGCTCATATCCGATCCGCCGCTCTGCAAGATTGGTTCTCATTCTGCTAACTCCTTCCTCCATACCTGGCTGTCATCCCGGTTCACGCAGTAGCGCATGGTTTCCTTGAATTCCTCGCCTATTCCCCACTGGCAGAACGCGGCATAAAATATGTTCAGGATTCGCGCGGCAGCAGCGCTCAGTTCCAGCGCGCTGCCGGATAGCGCAGATACCGTTTTTTTGCCGTCCATGCCGATCTCTACGTGTACCTTCCCGTTATCCATTGGTTTCCTCCTTCGTGTCCAGCATTTCCGCCCGCTCGAAGATCGTATCTGCGAGGCGTCTCTCATCTTCAGCGTCCTACCTGTAGGTTTCAATTAGGCCGCGCATTTCTGCATTGCCCCAGCCTCCGAACCGCGCTTCGAGCCTTTCCGCCCTCCGGCGGTCTTCGTATGCCGCGCAGCGGAGTGCGCACTCGATCGCCTCCAGCTCTGTCGCGCTTAAGATCAATCTGTACATGGTTTCTTTGCCTCCTTCGTATCCGGCAGACGTTCTGCCGATTCTACCAGCTCAAAAAGCCTCCTGTATATCTCTAGCCTTTCCCGGTCGCGCTTCGCGAGGTTCGCGGCACGTTCGGCAAGCTCCTCATACACCTCGTGCGCAGCCATGTTCTCGTGCTCATTAGCCGCATTGTTGGTTACGATCACAAGCAGCTCCAGCGTGTGCTTCAGCTCAAACCAATCGTCTCCGCTGAGAATCAGTTTCCGCATTCTGCTTATCCTCCTTCGTCTCCGGCACAAATTCCGCCGATTTTACCAGCGCCTCCATGCGTTCACACATTTCGGCCTCTTTTCTGTAGCTTTCCGCGATCCGCGCGGCCACTTTCTTGCGTTCTCCGGTTTCCTTTGCGGCGGCGTTTTCTCTTTCAGCCGCCGCAAGGCTTGCTCTGATCGACGCCATCTCCACCGCAAATTTCAGTTCAGTCCATTGCGCGGCCGTGAGCATCAGCTTACGCATTCCGCTTATCCTCCTTCGCTTCCTGCATCCGCCTGACGATCTGCGCCAGCCGGGCATTTTGTGTAACGAGCTTCTGCGCGTCCAGATCCAGCCCCTTGCGCTTCAGCCCGTTTATGATCTGCGCCGCCTGGCACTCACACACCAGCGCCGCCTCGATCAGATCATGCAGCTCCTGCGCATCCAGCGTCAGGGTGTATGTACGGGCATTTGCCATGGTTAATAGCCTCCTTCGTGTTCCAGCAGCCAGTTTTTCAGCTGCACCTGCGCGGTTGCAAAGCACAGCTCCGCGTCGCAATCCTGGACGTTGACGAGTTCTTCGTCGTCCCCGTCGTAGGCGGTTCCCCTCCGCCACACCCGGACGCCCCAGTCCGTCACTTTGCTGTAGGTGATCTCAAGGTGCATCGGGTAGGTCTTCACCTTCTCGGCAAAAAACTTGAGGAAATCATCCATTCCCAAGCTCCTTTCTGAGTCGCCCCTCGATGGCTGCGCAGCGCTCTGCATGCTCACATCTGATCTTTGTATCCGCGAAGCCCTCAGCGTGCCTCTCGCATGTGCTCCCGTATGCCGTCAGTTTTGTCACCGTCGCTTCAAACAGCGGGCAGTTTTGGCAATAATCCTCTACGATCAGCTCTATCACGTCTTCTTCGCCTCCTTTTGTTCCTGTTCCCGGCGGTATTGTTCCGCCGTCCAGCGGGCAAATGCGTCGATCACGGGCTCGCCGTTTTCTTCGCCGGGATGCTTAAATTCAAAAGTTTCGCCGGGGAGAAATCTCCCATCCGGCCCCCGTTTCCCAAAAACGGCGATCATAATCTCACGCCTCCGATACCGTGAACACATGGCCCCGGATCGCAAACTCGTCCACGAGCTTATCGTATGCGTTCTTCGCTGCGGCCTCTGTGGGGTAGTACGCAATGACTACGTAGTTTTTAATCAGCGCCCAGCGATCTTCGCAGTCATATCTGTGGCCGGTCGTAACATTCCCGAGCTCGCAGACCTTTCCGCCCACAATGTCGACAAGAACAGTTCTGCGCTCTACGTGGATGAAGTCTCCGTGATCGAAGGAGCAGCAGCACATATTGTTCGGGTTGTTGATGTAATTCATAGCAGATTCTCCTTTTTGTTTTTTATGTACGCGCCATCCGGCGCGTTAGTTACTGGCGACCGGCAGGCGGCCTTCGGCGGCGGCATTCTCAAGGATCCGCCATGCAACGCGGCGGGCCGCCTGCCGGTTGGCTTCCTTCTGCTCCGGCGTCAGGCGGCGCAGATAGTTGTCCGCAATCAGCGCTGTGCAGTTTTTCAAGTGGTATTCCGCCACGATATGCGGTTCTTCCTCCGCAATGGGATCATAATGCTTCGGCATGATTTCAGCCTCCTTCCGGCTTTAGCTTTTCCTGAATTGGAAATATTACACAGAATTAAGGTTCCGATTCCAGCAAGCTCACAATGCAGACCATCTGCTCCGTCAGCTTTGCGAGATCCTCGTTTGTGGTTTCCTGCTTCCGGCTTCGCTCGGCCAGCAGTTCCAGCTGCTCTTCGAGTTTCTGCCGCAGGTCGTCGTCGAGTACCATCAGACGGCCTCCTTCGGCTGCTTCTTCGGCGTGTCCAGCATGGCCGTCATGCCCTGCACGAAGATCAGCACTTTTTCGCGCGCCTCCGGCGTCAGCTTGTTCATTTCAGCGGAAATCTTCTCCGCCTGCCGTTTCTGTTCTTCCGGCATTTTGCTCACCTCGCTTTGATTTTTCTTCCCTCCCGCTCGCCGCCGTGATATAATCGGCGGGAAAGGAAGGTTTTTTTGCTTGAATAAACGATTTGTTCCGCCCACTCCTCATCCAAGGAATCGGGACACTACTAAAATGGCTAACGTTATTGAGTTCAGCAGCACAGCAGCTGCCAACATGACATATCCGGATTTCGTCGGCTTCATACCCCCACCCCCTTTCGACCCCCATTCGATTTGTCAATTAGACAAATCGACATTTTTAATCCTAGGTAAGAAATGGTTAGCTAAACTTTTTATTAGCTTAGCTATATATTAGCATAGCGTAGCTACATTGTCAAGTGTCTATTTATTAGCTGGGCTATTGACTTTTCCGTTTTTCTGTGCTAACCTCTTTTCAGACAGGAGGTGATCCCAATGAACACAATTAACGACAGAATCGCTCTTCTTATAAAAGATCTTGGTATAACTCGTTCCTCTTTTGCTGATCGCATCCGCGTTTCGCGTCCTTTCGTTTCTGAACTCTGCTCCGGGGTGAAGCAACCCAGCGACCGCACCATTGCGGACATTGCCAGAGAATTCGGTGTCTCCCTTGCATGGCTCGAAGACGGCGAGGGCGAAATGTACGTGAAGCGTAGCGCAAACGAAGAGCTTGGCCTGCTGGTCGCGAACATCATGTCTGACGCGGACGATTCCTTCCGCAAGCGGTTCATAACGCTGCTCATGGCCCTTCCGCCGGAGGACTGGGGCAAGATTGAGCGCTTTATCGACGAATTACAGCAAAATGATTCGTCAAAAGCTACAAAAAAAGCCGAGGACGCTTGACTGTCCTCGGCTCTTTTTGTATGCTGAATTTATATGGAAAACTTTTGCTGTTTGTAAATTTTCTCTCTGTTTTCTTGTTTGAGGTTTCAATATGGGCTTGTTCGATAGCATTTTTCGGAAAAATGAGCGTTCCCAAAACTCTCCCCCTCGCACTTCTGATCCACGGGAAGAAAAAATGGCCGTCCTTTTGCACACCCGCATCGTAAAAGAAAACCTCAGCCGACAGCAGCGAGTCCAAAAGGCAAAGGCCGTAATCGACAAAATGCTTTACTATGTTGCTCTGCCATACCAAATATGCGACTGCTTTTATATCGGCGAGGCAAAGGCATGGACTTCTTATAATTTAAACAACAAGGCTGTTCTAAAATCGGCCATCGACGAACTTAACGGGTTCTTTGCGACGGTAAAGAATCTCGAAGACGGTATGCTCAAGGATATAATTCCGACTGACTATCATATCGACTTTAACAATATATGCTTTGAGTACCACCGGAAAGCCTCCGCTTTCTCGCTCCCGCAAAGTTATGTTTTGTACACGCCACTAACTAAATCCGGGAAAATGGCCCAATACCCGCTCGTCGCATTTTTTAATACAATCTCAGATTCTCCAGACGATCATAACGGTGAGAATTACACGGGTGAATTATATTACGCGATTACCGGCGAAGTCACAAAGGCAACTGTTTTTTGCCGGAAGCGCGGTCGCTTCGCCGAGTTTAATTTCTCCGTTGTCGGGCGGACATTTATGATTTCTACGATTCGTATGCTCAACCGGAAAACAGGAAAGATCGCGCCGATATACGATTGTACATGGTGGCTCACTGATTACATGGATTTTGATGATTCAGACGAGTAGCCCCCTGTACGAAGAAGGAGAAGAGATATATGTCGAAACCAAACTATACCGTCGTATGTCCCCGCTGCGGCGGGGAGTTTGACGAAAAAGAGAAATTCTGCCCGCATTGCGACACGCCTAACCGGAAGATGATCTGCCGCTCCTGCGGTAAACAGATCAACGCCCGCGATCCCGTCTGTAAGTTCTGCGGGGCCAAGAACCGCAGGCGTGTTGACTCGCTCAGAATCGGGCTTCTGGTCGCCGTCCCGCTCCTAGTTGTTCTTTTGATTGTCTTTCTGCCGAAGAAGTCCGGCACGCCGAAGGAACCGTCCAGCACGCAGATGCAGGCCGAGGTTTCCTCGGCGTCGGAATCGCCTGAGAAGTCAGCCGCGCAGTCCGAAACGCAGGATGCACCGGAACAGTCTTCGCAGGCTTTCAATGTTGAAAAGCACTCCGGGACGTTGTTCAGCGGCGGGACAGTCGAAATCACAATTCCGTCCGACTACATAGGCGAAGACGTCACGCAGGAGAAGCTTGATGCAAAAGTCGAGCAAGCAGACGGCTTTAAATCCGCCACGCTGAATGCAGACGGCTCCGTCACATATATCATGACGGAGGCCTGCCATAAAAAACTAATGCAGGATATGGCGCAGCAGCTTGACAGCAGCCTTGCTGATATGGTAGGCCCTGAGGACTACCCGAACGTCACCGCGATTGACGTCTCCAACGACTACACAAAATTCACCGTCACACTGTCTTCCGACACTGTAAACCTTCAGGAATCTCTCATGACCTTGGTGTTCTATATGAGCGGCGGCCTGTATCACTATTTCAGCACGGGCGAACCGGTTGACAATATCAATGTCCGCTTTATAGATCAGTCCGGCAATCTCTTGCAGGAAGCAAATTCAAAGGATGTCAATTCCAAATAACCACAGGCAAATAAACACCGCCCCGGACTGGCAGTCCGGAGCGGTATATGTATAACCTTTTCGTGCAAAGGTGAAAATCTTGTTATGAAATTTACATCAACATGGCGGATCTCGGATCCGCTCGCGCAGTATATCGTCTATCTGCGCAAGTCCCGCAAGGATATGGAGGCCGAAGCGCTCGGGCAGACCGACACGCTCAAGCGTCACCGGGCCGCACTCTTGTCTCTGGCCGAAAGCAGCGGCCTGAACGTCGTGGAGATCTGCGAGGAAGTCGTGACGGGTGATTCTATCGCCGTCCGTCCGGAGGTGCAGAAGGTCTTGCAGCTTGTCGAAACCGGCAGCTATGCGGGTGTCCTCGTTATGGAGGTCGAGCGTCTGGCGCGCGGCGACACCATCGACCAGGGCATTATTGCGCAGACTTTCAAGTATTCCAATACAAAGATCGTTACCCCGAACAAAGTCTATGACCCAAACAACGAAATGGACGAGGAATACTTCGAGTTCGGTTTGTTCATGTCCCGGCGGGAATACAATACCATCAAACGCCGCCTGTCGCGTGGGAAAGAGGCTTCTTTGCGCGAGGGTAAATGGATCTCCGGGAAAACGCCATTTGGCTGGCTTCGGGAGAAGCTGCCGAACGACAAGGGCTATAAACTCATCCCGCACCCGGAACAGGCCCCGATCCTCCGGCAGATTTATGATTGGTATACCGGCGAGGGCTGCGCGCGCATCGGTTCTTACGCCATTGCTTCGCGGCTGAATACTCTCGGCGTCAAGACGAATTCCGGCAACTCATGGACAACCTCCGCTATTCTGGAATTGCTTCGTAACCCGGCAAATGCCGGATGGATCAAATCCGGCGGCAGGCCGGAGACGAAGCGTATCGTTGACGGCTCTGTCGTCGTCAGCCGCCCGCGCACCCGGCAGGAGGATTTGAAGCTCTATAAAGGCTTGCACGATGCGCTGATCTCACAGGCGCAGTACGATAAGGCCGTTTCGCTGAGTTATTCAGTTGTTGCTCCGCGCGGCAAGGGCGCATGGAAGACCGTTACCAGCCTTGCCGGGCTTGTTCGCTGCGACCAGTGCGGGCGCGTCATGGTTCGCAGAGCGTCTTCCGGCGATCGGCGTCCGTCATTCATGTGCCCAACGCAGGGCTGCCCCACTGTCAGTTCATGGTATAGCGAGGTTGAAGAGGCTTTGCTTGACGCTCTGCGTGATTGGCTGCGTGAGCTTGAGGTCGGCGAGGCTGACACCAACGACGACCATTCACTGCTAGACGCACTCTCCGCTTCCATCAACGCTGACCAGAAGCAGCTTGCTAAGCTGGAGGCGCAGGAAGCCCGCGCATACGAGCTCGTCGAGACCGGCGTTTACACCCCAGAAGTCTTTCTTCAGCGATCTCAGGCGCTGGCCGCAGATAAACAGGTGATTGTTTCCCGCGTCGAAGAGAACCAGCGCGCGCAGGACGAAATCACGCGTGCCAAGCAAGCACGCGCCCGTCTCGCCCCCGCTGTTCGCCATGTGCTCGAAGCGTACCCCCTTGCAGCGACTCCGCAGGATAAAAACGATCTGCTCAAAACTGTCCTGCAGAAAGTCCTTTACCATAAGCGTTCAAAATCCTATTCCAAAGCAGGCAGCGATATGTGCCTAACCCTTTACCCCCTCACTGATTGATTTGCCGCCTTCCCTTTCAGGTCTACAATTACGTGGGCCGCATGAATGTAGCCCACGTAATTGTAGATACCAACAAGCGCCGAAGCGAACAACTCGCTTCGGCGCTTATTTTAAGATTCCCAGAATAATTTGCAGGATCACGCAGAGCTGTTCCAGTGTTGCTTCGTTTAGTAATAAGTCGATTCTTTTCCGTGTCTTTTCCATACGCGCCTCGATTCCTCACAAAATATCTTGCTGTTTTTCGTTGATTATTCCAGTTGTTATTTCCTGTAGGTTGTACTATGATATGTAATAGATTCCATTGATCGCCGTTTCCTAGTATCTTACGGGCGTTTTTTCTTTCTTTTAATTTTCTTTTCCTGCTCGATCTCCAAGATATACTGTTGGAATCCCTCTTCCCCAAGCATTTCTTTTATTTCTTTTTCCGCCGCTTTCTCCTTTGCGCACAGTATCAGAAGCAATAAGAGATCTGCGGCAAGTGCAGCAAGCAACGCAATTTCAGCAATTTTTAACCACATAGATATTCCATCCTTTCTTAATTCAGCACACGCGGCCCCCGGCGTTCGTCCCGTTCCTCGCCTACGTCGGCGACGCAGGCGAAGAGTAGCGGCACGCCCTTGATGTAATCCACGCTGACGCTGTGCACGTCCGTCAGCTTCGCGCCGTCGACCGTCACGTCTACCCGCCCATTGTTTACCCGGATGTTGATGCACTCCATGTTTTTCCTCCTTGTCAACAATTATAGAACGATTGTTCTAAAAATCAACTTGGCATTATAAACAAACTGTTTGTGTTATTTTCTTCGCTCAGAAGGCCGTTGGTGTACCGTTTATGGGACTGATATTCTGATATAATATTTCGTTTGATCGGCCCCATCGTATCTTACACATACGATGGGGCCTTGCAGCAGATACCGCGTTAGCCATCTATCTGCTACGTCTCCAGCGTAGCAGAACAGGGCGTTAAATGTCCATACACAAAATAGAAAAGTGTATGTCCATTTTGGAAATTTTCGCTAAAACTGTTCTTCATTTTTGAGAATTCCCACGAAAATATATTTTCATTTTTGAAAAAAACGTGGAAAACGGGCTCTATTTTAAAAAAACTTTTCTGCTGACGAAAAAAATGATTGTTGGAGGCGCATTATTTTGACAATTGAAGATTCCGCTTTGTTTTCCGAGGCTTTCCGCGAACGAATACGGGAAGAAAAGAAAAAGTCCGGGTTGACCATCGATCAGGTCGTCGAAAATGCTGGCGTTTCAAAAACGGCTGTGATAAAGCTGCTTTCAAGCGGCAAAGTCGAATTGAAACTGAACGATTGCATTGCTCTCTGCCGTTTCTTTGGCCTTTCCATAGATGAGATGTACGGTCTGCGTGCACCCGCCCCCGCGGCGGAGATCCCGCGGAAACTTTTAGACCGTAATCGCGATTTGGAGATCGAGAACGCGAGGCTGCGTGCCTCAAACGAAGCTCTGCGGGCACAGATATGCTCTGTTCACTCAATCGCCTACATTCTTCTGTTTATCTCGGCCCTGCTGGCTATGTCTCTGATCGCTTACCTTGTCATCGACGCACAGATCAAAAACGCCGGACTCATTCAGGGCGGCTCGCTGTCCGCGCTCGCGTGGGCCTTTATCGCCCTGATTGCAGCGGCAGTGATCTTTGGCGGCATCGCGATCGTCCGCATTATCCGGCGCGAAAACAAGGATTCTATTTCGTGCAACAACCCTTGAATTGCAAACGAGGAGGCCGCGGCCTCCTCGTTTTTGTTTTGTTTGCCCTCGGCGGATTAGCGGCTCTCTCCCCTTTTTATTTTTTGCATAACAGAATTGTACACTCTCGCGTTGACGACCGCAAGCGTGTCCATCAGCTCGTCCATGATCGGCCAAACGGTGGACGGTTTCTTTCCCTCTATGGCTCGTAAAAAGTCGCTGTCGCCATAGCTGCCTACTGTCTGCGGGGCCGATGCCTGCGGGGCTTCCGTCTGCACTATGGGGGCAGAGTCGCCGGAATAGGCGTGCAAGCGTGTGCCCCGGCTCCCCTGCTCATCCTTCTGCATCTGCTGGCGGATCACGTACAGATCCGCCAGCATGGCGTAATTGTGATAGCTGGATTCCTCATATTCCAGCCGCGCTATCTCCTTGCGGATCTCGGCTTTATCCAGCATATCGCGCCTCCTTATGCCCGCTCGATCTGCTCCATGCAGCGGCGGATCGCGTCACGGGTTTTATCGTCGTCCGCGTCGCGCATCATATCGTCCAGCTGCGCGCGCATATGCTCGCGGGCGTCTGTGCGGCTGTAGCGGCCCATTGCGTCGCGGCGGCGGCCACGGTAAGAGCTGCCCCGGCCATACGTGCCGCGCATATCCGCCTCCCACTCGCCGTCGCGGGAATAGCCGCCGTCTTCAGCCATCTCGATCTTGTAGGTATTCTTGATGGAGCTGGTCAACTTCTGGATCGCGTCCAGATCGCCCGCAGACATTTCACGCTTGTCGGCGATTTCGTCAAGCTCTTTGCAGAGCATTTCACGCAGGTTTCTCAAATCGTACATATTGCATCCTCCTTTCACGATACGCGCTCGACGATCATATTGCTATTTGCGAAACTGATCGCCTGCGAGCTGGTGTTCTTCGCCGCTACAGTCAGGCAGCAGCCGCGCGGGACTTCCACGAATGTGGAAACGAAGATGTTGAAATAGTTCTCAACAGCCGCAGGGGTTACGGCCGCTGTGGCGCTGCTCAGAGGTTCGCCGTTGATTGCAAGCGCAGCGGTAATGGTGCCTACTGTTCCGCCTGTAGGGATAGCGATATTCGCGCCAAAGGATACGCGGAACTTTGCCTTGCATTGCTGCGTAAGCCCGCGCAGCGTAACGAGCCCGCTTCCTTCGCGATGTACGATGCACGGCTTTCCGCAAGCCGCCGTGGAGATCAGCGGGACGTTCTGCCCAGCGGCGACAGTTTGAATCCCGGATGATGTAAATTCAGCCATAAAATCATTCCTTTCATAAAAATACAGCGGCGGGACGATTGCCCCGCCGCGTTGCTATCGAGTATCGGCAATGGGGGCCGATCATTTTCGTGAGGCCACGAAAAAGCTCTACGGTATGGAGTTGTTACGCCGCGCAGCCGCCGCAGCCGTAGTTGTATCCGCCGTTATAGCCGTTGCATCCTGCGTACTGGTACGGGGCCGGGACCGCGAAGGACGGAACCGGACGCGGGTTGTAATACGCCAGCTGTGCGCTCACGTAATTGCGCAGGTCAAGCGTCTGCGCGTTCTGGCTTGCCGCGAGATCCGAGATAAAGATGCGCTGGTTCTGCTCCGCGATCTTGGCGTCCTTCGCGGCCAGCTCCTGCGCCGTCAGACGCTGGTCGATGCTGCGGAAGCCGCAGTTCATCGCGTCGATGATGTCGCGCGTGGTGTTCTGCACGGTGTTGCGGGTGTCGCACGCCTGCGTCGCCATGTCGTAGCGAACCTGAGCAATTGCCGCACGGTTTTCGCAGCAGCAATTCTGCGACTGCATCTGCATCTGGAACAACTGCTGCATAAGCGCGGCCTGCTGGTTGCAGCGGGAAAGCTCAGCCTGCGAGAAGCCGCTGGTCACGGCCTGCGTTACATTCGCGAAGCCGTTGAGCATGCCAGTGTTCATGGCGTAGAAGCCATCACAGACACCGTTGTTTACGCTGTCAAGCTTGCGCTCGATGTTGGAGAAGTCAGAGGCCAGCACATAGCCGTCTACAACGCCGCCGGAATTTCTGCCGTTGTTGCCGAATCCGTTTCCATTGCCGCCCCAGCCGCAGAAAATGGCAAGGAACAGGATGATGATCCACCAGCCATTATCACCGCCGAAGCCGCCCCAGCCGCCACCTGTCATGCCGGTAGGCGCGACGGGCATTGTCATGGTCGGGGAGCCGTCATTCAAACTCATATTTTTCATTCCTTTCGTAGATTCAAAAGATTTATCTCAATCGTGGCCACGATTTTGATCGTTCAACTGTTCGGAATTCCCGAACTATTGCAGCAGTTGCCGGAATTGCCCCGCCACCTGCTGCAGCTGGTTCAACTGCTGCTGCGTGATTTTCCCGCTTTGTACCAGCTTCTCAACCTCTGCTTTTGGATCACCCTGAAAGCTGTTCTGGAATTGCCGGAACTGCTGTATCATGTTCTGGAACTGCCCCATCTGCCCGGGCATCTGTCCGCCGCCTAGGGCCTGAAACAGGGGGTTAGCCATCGCTTTCAGCCTCCTTTGCCTTTCTCGCCGGTCTGGCGCTGGGGGCCGTCAGCTTGGCTACCAGCTCGTCAAACTCCTTGCGCGTCACGTATTCCTCACTCATGTCCCTTCGCGGCGCTGCGGGCGTTATAACGGCCTGTGCGCGCTCTACGAGATCGTAGGTTGTCATGGTCGGCTTGCCGCTTGCATCGGCCTTTTTCACATACACGACCGGCGCGTTCATATCCCAAAGCGTTACCGCATTGTTTGGCGCGACGATAAAGTCGTTTGCGGCCTGTTCGTTCGGGATCCAGATGATCGACTGATTCTGCGGCTGCTGGGGCTGCGGTTGGTAAGCCGGCATCTGCGGCGCGGGCTGATACTGCGGACGCATCATTGGCTCCTGAATTGGCTGACTAATTGGTTGGCCGATTGGCTGATTATAAATCGGCTGCTGATACACATACGGCTGTTGTCCAAACATCATGCTTCCTCCTTTGCCCAATAAAACAGTGGGATTTCACTCCCAGAATCCCACGTGTCAAAATACGTCCCATCCTCCACGCACACAACGTGGCTTGATAACGCCAGCACATACACGCCGCGCGGATGATCTGCGCAGAAATCCGCGACGGTATAGCAGTCCGGGCACGTGTTCGGGATTACGTTCCGGGTAAAGCCCTGCTGCCGGAGGTAAGCGCTCCATACGCTGTTTGCGCTCGGCAGATCTCCCATGATGAGTCCTTGCAGGCACAATCCGATATACACCTCGTCCCAGCTCTTCCCGGTCGCCTTTGCGATGGCCCGGACGGTGCAGTCCCCGACTTTCAGCCCGGCGGGGTTTGGATTAAAATAAGAAAAGCCCATACCGAACACTCCTTTGTGTGTCCAGTATGGGCTTTTTTGCGGCTTCTTGTGCCTCAGTTGTGTATCAATTTGGTTCAAAATTTAAGCCCGCGGTTATTCCACGGGCTTGTTTTGTTGCATGAGCGCGTCCCAGCGGGCCCAGAGTTCGTGGTTGCAAGGTTCGCCGTGCAGCGAACCGAGAATATCAGCAACTTCTGCTGGGCTTTGATAGTACAGGGCGCACGTTTCGCCGGTATGCGTGCGCAGAAATTGCAGCTTTTTCGGCCCTGCCAGAAAATGCGAGGATACTTGCGTTAAAAGCTCAGGCTGCCCGTAAACCCGCAGCCGTGGTGACCTGATGGGCTTGCCACGTACCTTGTGCGGCCAGAGATCAAGGCAAGCTTGCAGCTCCACCACACCGCGGCAAAATCCCTGCCAATCCGTCACGTCGGCGAGGGACGGGAGAAGATGCACCTTCGCGGATTTCACAACCCAAAAGTCTCTCTTCCCGTCTGCGCGGTGCTGGAGGTATGGCGCGGTTGGGAAAAGCTCGGCAACTGCGTCGATGTACCAGCGATCAACGCAGCGCACAAGGAACTTGCCGCAGGTATCAACGCCGAGCAGCATGAGGATCGCTTGCTGATAGCCGTTCATTCCCGCGTCCTCCTTGCTTGCGTTGGCCGCAATCATCAGCAGATGCGGATGAAACCATCGCTGCAAGCCTTGAGCGTGTAGCTGGTGCTGTCGTCGTGCGCGTCGGCGATCCACTCTTCTTCATCATCGTCGTACCGGATACTGCCGTAATCGACGACCAGATCGGCCATCTCCTCTGCATTGTCTGCCAGCCAGTCGCGGATCATGGTGTCCATCATATCCCTGTTCATTTCGTACATTTTATTTACCTCCGTCATTTAATTTATCTTATGGTCTTATTATACGCCCACTGGGCGCAGAAGTCAAGAGGAAAATGAAAAAAGTTATAAAAAATAAGCGCCGGAAGCCCATCCGGCGCTTGCTTTTTTATCGATTGTTCAAGGCTAAAATCTCGGCTGCCATTGTGGCCACATACGGCGGGCAGGCGCGGTCGCCGAGGCACCAATGCTGCACGGTACGCAGAGGAACGTTGAAATACTGCGCAAAGCCGGTCTGCGTCAGTCCGTATTTCTCGATTAGCTCCGGGATCGTGCAGTGCGTGCCGTCCCAGATCCCGCCGAGCAGCGCCAGCCGCTCCGCCGGAATCTCTTCGTCTTCGGCATCGCCCCAGACGCTGGACAGTGCCATATCGGAGATGTAGGCGTCGCGGTCAATGTATGCGCCGGTTTCGGCGTAGAGGGCGGAGCGGATAAATGGGGTGAGTTTCATGTGGGTTCCTCCTTTTGATTCTTTCTTTTTTCGGCGTCAATGGAGAGAAGTTCATCTGCCATAGAAAGCACGTACGTCGGGCATCTGCGCTCCCCTGAGCACCATCTGCTAATGAGAGCTGAGCTGATACAAAAACGGCGCGCGAAATCAGCTTGTGTGATGCTGTGCTTTTTCAGCAATGTGCAAAATGCATCTAAATCGAGCAAAGAATCATCAACACGCGGCGATCTCTTTAGAGCGGCGCAAGCAGGGCAGTATCTCTGCCCCGTAGCAGTCAGAATGAACGATTCACCGCAGCGCTTACAGGTTGCGGCGCTTCCAATGTGGCGAAGTTCTCCACGGCCCCATTGGCTGCGTGCGCAGGATGGGCAAAATTTCTGATTTCCTCCGGTTGTTGTGTATTCAGATCCGCAGCGCTCACAAATAGCCGCAGACCCGATTTTTCTAGAAGTTCCAGCGGCCTTTCGATGAAAACTGGCGGTGGCGGCCTCGCGTCTGCGAATTGACGAACAGGCCAAACAATATTTCTGGCGTGTACCTGTCACGGTGTACTCATTGCCACACATCTCGCAAATGGCGGTGGTTCCGATTTCTCCCTTCATCTCAGAAGCAGTACGCGCTGATGGGCTGGCCGTCGATGCGGACGGTGGCGAGCGTATCGTCGCTGAAATCGGGATAGTCAGCGTCTTCGATGCTGTCCGCCAGCTCGTCCAGCGTGTAGCCAAAGTACACGCAAAATGCGTCGCCCAGGCAGGCGTCCATATCGCGGCAGAGGATCGCGGACTGTTCTTCCGTGTCGCCAGACTCGGTGGCAATGGCAGTGCAAGCAATGAGTTCGTAACGGTTGTTGATGATCTTGGTTTCCATGGTGTACCTCTTTCCGGCTTTCGCCTTGCTTTATCTTATGGCCTTAATATACGCCCAATGGGCGCAAAAGTCAAGTAGGAAAATGCAAAAATTTTTAAAAATAAGCGCCGATTTCTCGGCGCTTATCTCAGTTATACAGTTTGCTGGATGTCCGCTGCATCTCCCGCATGATCTCCGGCAGGCGGCGCTGGACCGTGGCGCGGCCCAGGAACAGCTCCGTCGCAACGTCTACCTGGGGAAGCTTATCCACAAAATAGAGCTGCGCGATCTTCTCATTTTCCCGGCCAAGATTGGCCTGATAAATCACGGCCTCCATATCCTTGCGGGTCAGGCGGCCCAGCTCTGGCGGCAGCTTGGCCCGCGCCTGCGGTGACATACGCCCCGCCTCCTTACTTTTCCTTGTGATTCAGCACAGCGATATTGCCCTTGTTGCTCACTTCGAGATCCAGCGCAGCAGCCAGATCGCGCACCTTGACGTAGTTCGTGCCGTTCTTCAGGATGCGCTCAACGGTGACTTCCTTTCCGTCGACGATGATCTTGCTCTTTTCTACCATTTCGGTTTCCTCCTCTGCATTTTTTCCATCTTCGAGGGCCATCACGGTATGGCCCGAGCTTACCAGTACGTCGCCGCGCAGGAGATTGGCGTCCGTCGTCAGATACTTGCTGCCAGTCAGCAGCTCGAAGTCTCCCGTTGCAGGCCAATCGTGCAGCATGCAGTATGTCGTGCAGCTGTTGCCCTGCTTTTTGTAGAGCGCGGCGACGGCCTCGCAGCCTGCGGCCACGGCGCAGAGCATCATGAGCGCGGAGCAGTCCGTCTCCACTGGCTTTGTGATCTTGCTCACGTCCCACCTGACGGCTCTGGCGGCCTCGTATGCCGTGTTCCGGCCGTCCATGTCGTAGCCGATGTTCGGGTTCTTAATGGCCGCCTCGCACGTCTGCGCGGCCCGCTCGGCCTTTTTGCGGCTCTTGTAGCGCAGGATGCCGAGCCAGCGGCCATTGTACCAGTTGGAAATATTCAGCTCCCGCCCGGTCTGGTTGCCGGGCTGCTGGTTGCGGCCGCCTGTTTCACCGAGGCTGGCCTGTCCGATCTTGATGCTCATTTCTGCGCGTCCTCCTGCGGTTTGCCTGCCGCATCGATGGCGTCCTGCGCTTTCTGGCTCTGCGTGCCAAAGTAAAACGCGATCACAACGGTATACACCATCATAAAGTCCTGCGAGATCTTCCCGGCGACTGCCATGTACGCAAATACCGCCGTCAGCACCAGCGTGACGATAGATTTGACGCTCAGCAGATTGCCGAGCCGCTTCTTGATGTTTTCCATAATCAGCCCTCCACCTTGATTGCGCGGTTCTCGAACTTTTTGTAAGCGTCGAGATAGATTTCCTGCTTGTCGCCGTTGAGCGTCAGTTCATAGTACATGCCGTCGAACAACGTCGTGGAAGCCAGTGCTTTCCAATTCTTCAACGTTTTGCAGTACCACACGACGTAAACGTCATCAGGGCTGATCTGCTTTCCGTCGCTCTTGTCTAAGTGTTCGTTGGTGTAACCAGTCACCAGCTTTTTCACAAGCTCAAAAAACTTTTTTTCTGTCATTTTGTATGTACCCCTTTCATTCTACAGGTTCATTTTTCTTTGCGAATACGCGTTTGAAGGCCAGCAGCAGGAGCTCCCCGCCGAAGGCCGCAGCGGCGAAGGTGAGCACGGCGGTCAGATCGATTTCGAGCGAAAACAGCACGGCGATTGTCTCCAGCGCGACGGCCCAGATCAGCGTCAGCGTTAGGGCCTTGATGCAGTAAACGACAATGGTGCGCGACATTTCGCCTTTCGTCCATTTGCTTTTCCCGCTCATTCCTCCGGCTTCGCCCCCTTCCCGCATTGCGCCTCCAGCTGGTGCAGGAATTTTTTCACGTCGCCGTTTCCGCCCAGCTTGACGTATTTCTGCCCGGCGATCAGGCGCTCTGCCATCGGCATCTCTTCTGACATGATGGTCAGCCGGAGGATCGCCAGATACTGCTCGCCCTGATGCTCCTGCATTTTCCCGAGCTTTTTGTCGATCTCGGCTAGATGCGCCTCCTGCGTTGTGGCCTTGCCGCGCTTTTTCTGAACCGCGCTGACGATGGCATTGACTACCGCCGTCAGCGCGGATGAGCCAAGCGCGGCGCAGGCGAGGGTGACGATGATGGTTTTTGTGTCCATTTTTCTGTACCTTTCTCTTTTATTTGCCGGGCTAATCGTCCGCCATTTTGATGTAGGTGGTGGTATCGCTGGAATAGCTGATCGTCGGCAGCGTCGTGCCGCCGAGTGCTGCGTAGAGGGCCGGGTAGGCCGTCTGATCGAAGGTTGAGCCATCGCACGCGTGCCACGGGGCGGAGAGGACGCGGACGGTCGTGAGGATGTCACCGACGTGATAATTCGGCTCCGACAGCTTCCCGAATGCCTCATTTACCATCGGGTTCGCCGGTGCGTCGCCCGCTCGCCAGATCTTTGCGGCGCTCTGTTCCGTCAGCAGGTTCCCGGCTGTGAGCGGCGTTCCGGCCTCCAGCGGCTCGTCCTCTGGGCGAATCCATTCATAGCGCAGGCGGTTACCGCTCGCGTCATATACCCCGTACCGGACAGCGCCGTTCGCAAGATCGTTTGTGCCCTGTCTGTCCTGCATAGTTATTCCTCCAATGCCTTGATGTAGGCATTGCTTCTTGTGTCCGTCCCGATGGTAGGGATTTCTTTTCCCGCCGCGCTATAATCGCAGTACGCCAGCCCATTCGATGATATGTATGCCGCCTCCCCGTCCGGCGATAGTGCAATACTGTCGACGCTGCTCCCCAGTACGTCTCCATATACCGGGCCGGATGCTGGAACGCTGATTGCAATGATCTTTTCCGCTCGATCAGCACTTTCAGATTCGCTTGCGGTTTCCGAAAGCACCAAAAGCCCGTTTTCGTATTTGCCGTTCGTATAGTTGTCGAGCGAGTAACTATCGGTTTTGTAGGAAACTACCTTCCCGTTTTCCCACGTTGCACCGTAGTCCGCAGAATACCTGTATACCATATATCCGCTATACATCGTGGTTCCCGCACCAGAGAAAGCAGCGTTCACCAGTGCAAAAAAAGCAATTATATTTGCCCCACAATGGTAAGCTGACATTAGGGCGTGATAGGTGTACGTCGACGGCTGGTTGAAGGACGGAGTTAATTCTTTGATGTTTACGCTGCTGACTGCCTCCCACGTCGGGTTGATCAGGTTTTTTGCCTTTGAAGTCTCCAGTATGCCGCTGGTGCTACAGTTCAGCTTGTAAAAGCAGTCCTTTTCTTCGGCGTAAAATACAATTCCGCTGATAAAATCTGGGATTCTTACTATTTCCTTTGTTGTTTGGTTTACGTAGCTGGCACTTACTTTTCTTCCCGTGTAATTGTTATAGGCTCCGTATTCGCCTCTTACTACGTAGATATACAGAACGTTTGGCGTAATAAACATCTTCAGTCCAGCGCTTCCAGGCAGGCCGCCGCTTGCATATAGCGCAAACGGCGTATCGAGGCTACGCGTTGTGTACACTCCGTTTAACTCTGTGGAGTCTCCGGAAAAAACAGCGTAATAAGTGCCGTTTGCATACTGCACATCCGATACCAACGAGAGTCCGGGCGGCATATCCGCCTGCTGCGTCCACGTCCCCAAATCGGGCGACGTCCAGAACTTTCTGTCGTGTAGGCCGACCCATTCCCCATTCAGATACCACACAAATCCAGGTTGAATATTCGATGACTTCAACGCCCACGGAAGCGGCGCGGCAGAGCTTCTGAGCACAGAAAACAATTTTGGATACTGCTCCTGCGATACAGTGCGCCCGTCGCACGGGAGCCATGCGTCGGACAGGTCTGTGCGGGACGTGATAGCGATGTCGCCGACTTTGGCCGTACCCTCCGAAAGCTTGCCGAGCGCGTCGTTGACGGTCGGGTCTTCCGGCCTCGTGCTTGCTTTCGGCCAGAGCTTGGCGGCAGTGGTATCGGATAGCAGATTCGCCTTGTTGAGAGGCGTTCCCTCGACGGTAGGCGCATCCTCGCGCTTGAGGTATTCGTAGTGGTTGAGCGTGCCGTCGGCGTTATAGACACCGTAGCGGATCGCGCCGTTGGCTAAAACCTGTGTTGGCTGCCTATCTTTCATGTGAGTAATCCTCCTGCGGCGCACTCCGCCGCGCCGGTGTGGCGAAAAGATTTTGCAACGTTGACGATTAAGTCTTCGCAGAGTTTCAGGATGCGCTCGATGTTGTTTGCATCGGTGTAGGTCAGGCGGCCCAGCTGCGGCGCGTCCGGCGTCCCGGCAGGATACGTGAGCGCGTCGCGGATGTTCTGTATCTGCCGCCGGTATTCCGCCGCCTGTGAGGCCGTTATAATGTCCGTGACGGCCAAATCTGTCTTTGCCGTCCACGCAATGCTCTTCCCGCAGATTGAGGCGAGGCGTCCCGCCAGATAGTTCAGGGCTGTTCCCACGCGGTTCATATCGCTTGCGTTGTACGCGCCCTTCATCCCCGCCAGCCATTCCGCCTGCTCGGCTGCCGTCATGGCCGCGAACCCCTTCGCCGCCAGCTCCCGCACCCGCTCCACGTCCGCCTGCGTCCGGTCGGTGACGAGCGTAACGATGATAGTCTTGGTGTCCATGGTGTCTCCCTTCTGCGTTATCAGATCGGCACGAAGGCCGCATCCGTCCACTTTGCCGTCGCGCCTGCTTCGCCCATCCAGACCTTGATCACGCCGTTGTGCGTGTAGTAGGCGTTCTGGATGAGCGCCATGTCGGAGGCCCACACGATTGGATTGTCCGCCGTGCCTGCTTTCACGGCCTGCTCGACGTACTCCTGCCGCACCAAGATCTTGTTGACGTAGATATTCCGCCAGTCGTAGCCCAGCTTGTCCGACTGCGTCACGTCCTCCGTGATGCCGCCTGCGGCCTGCACCAGCTTGCCGTCCTTGATGGCGGTTTTGATCTGCGTAAGCTTAGTTTCCGTCATATGCTGCCTCCAGTTCCGCCAGCACGTCGCTGGCTGTTTTTTTGCCCATCTTGCAGGTGCACGTGCCGTCGCGGTTATCCGTGATCGGGCCTTCGACGCAGTAATCGGAGTTGTCCCACTCCTGCACAGATTCCTGTGTTTCTCCCGTCGGCTTGCCGCTTTCATCGTATACCGGGATGGTGTCGCGTTCGACGATATACCAATGCAGTCCGTTCACAAACAGCTGCACGGCAGCTGCATACGTCGTTTCTAGCGTGACGGCCTTGCTTTCACGCCCGTTCCAGTCCCGATCAACAAGCTTTCCGTCGATACTTGCCGGGTGTTCTGTGCCATTTGCCTTAAAATAGATCATATATACCTCCGTCATAATGTTTTGAGGGTTACATTCGCCTTGCCCCCATATTCTGATCCGCTGGATCTGTTTATAACAATATTGCAGTTTCCCATCAACAGATACTCGTAGTTAACCATGCCCTGCGTGCCGTACTTCTTTTCAGCCACAGTGAGGCCGTCTATGAATATTTTTGCAACAGAATTGGAAGACCCTCCCGCCACTAGCGTAATGGACGTTCCCCTCTCCAGTTCAAACGTCCCTTCGGTTCTTTTTTCCCCTTTTATAAGTACATAGCCCCAGTTATTTGCACTCGCATTTTTTGTCGTCACGGTAACTTGCACTGGGTCGCTTAATTTGATATTGTACGACGTTCCGCCAACCATCGTTCTTCCACCGTAAAGCCTGTAACCAGTTCCATCAATCTTTGTGGTGCCGCTTTTAACCGTGTAGGCCGTGCCGTTAATCAGTGTTCTATGACCCATACTCGCAAGCCTCATTCATACTGCCACGCGATTTGGCCGTTGGCAATCGGCGTGGTTTCTGCCGCAAACAGCGCTTCGCCGCGTGCCATGTAGGACGTGTAGTTTGCGTCGGCAGCGTTGACGTTCGTCGTACGGTTCATCCGGGCGTTGACGGATACATTGTCTACGCTCCCAAGCCCGACGTCGGATTTTCCGAGCGTGACCGCGCCGGTCTTGCCCGCGACGGACGTAACGGGGGCGGTTTTGAGGTAGTCTTTGCCAGCGACGGCGGCGGACACGCCGCCCTCGCCGTCTCCCTTCAGGATGCCGCTGGCCGTGATCTTGTTCTGCTTGGAAGACAGGGCGCTTTTGATCTTGCCCCAGAAGTAGTTCAGGCCGGTATTGTCGAGATAGGCCATTTGCCCCTCCTTACGTGTCGGCGGTGATCGTGTCGATCTCCGTGTTCGTGATGGATACGATCTCGAACATCGCGCCCAGCGCGTCCCAGTCCTCGCCTGTCCAGGCGTAATTCATGCCGGTGTCCTCGACGTTCCAGACGTCGCCGGCCTCATTCCCGCTCGTGGGAAGGGCAGAATATGTCGCCTTGCTGCCCTTGTACTTGTAAAGGCCGGTGATATCCGTCTTTTTGGCATAGTCGCTTGCCGCGCTGAAGGCTGCAAGCTTGCTGTAATCCGCAGCAGTCATAAGCCCGGGAGAGCTGGCCGTAGCGGCCTCGTATTTCGTGTCCGTAAACACGGCGTCCGCCGGGACGTCCTTTGCCACGGTATGCCCGTTTACCTTCTGGGCGTCGTCGACTACGCCGTTGCCATCTTTGTCGTACACGCTCTTGAGCATGTCGCCGCCGCCCGCGCTGGCTACGGAGTCGTCGACGTATTTCTTCGTCGCGGCGTCCATGTCGGCGTTCGGGGCCGCGCCGAGCGTCAGCTTGCCGGTCAGCGTGCCGCCGGTCAGCGGCAGATACTTCGCTACAAGGGGCTTGATCTTGCTGTTCCAGAGATACAGCAGGCCGTCGTTGTCCAGGTATTTACTCATTTCAGCATCTCCTCAATTTCAGTATTCGTGATCCGCTCCGCTGCGGGCGGGATCGTGTTCAGCTTGTCGGCCAGTCCGGTGATCGCCTTGATCGGGTGCTGGTCGTCCGCGTCCCGGTTGGACAGGGCACGGTGGTCGGTCGTTCCGCCCGGGCCACCCGTGCGGACGGTGACGTTAAAATCCACGCCGACAGGGGCCGGTGCGCCGAGCTCAAAATTGATTGGGCCCATCACAGCACCACCTTTGACAGCGCGGCGGAGACATCGACCTGCTTTTTCTCAGATCCAAGCACATCACCGCTCTTGAATTTCACGCGGATCTGCATCGGGCAGACCTTCGGCAGGCGGAATGTCTCTTCCTGCGTCAGGGGTACCCAGAACGTTCCGTCCGCGTATGTGATCTGACCGGGGTAGTACTTCTGCAAATACAGAAGCGTCATTTCGACCTTTTCAATATCGTCGATCTCGACAGCCTGCCCGTTGCTCTTGACCGTGACGGCCAGACTGTACGCATCGCCCTGTACCATGGGCTGCACCTCCGTTTCTTATGTTCCTACGATCTCGCAGTCCGCCGCGGCGATTCCGCTGAGGCGAATGTCCATACTGGTGATCGTTCCGGTGATCTTCGTGCCCCACGGCGTTGTGGTGCGCACGTAATTGCCGGGAGCCTCTTTGTCCATGACGATGCGGACACTGTGTGTTTGGCGGCGCATATAGTAATCATAAATGTGCTGCGCAATGGCGGCTACGTTTTCGCTGTTTACCAACGTCGCATCGCGCACCTCAATGACGTTCGGCTTGGTCTGCGTGGTGGCGTTCGGATTTTTCTTGGACGTAACTGCCGTGGTGTGGTAATAGGTCGTGCCGCCGACTTCTACGCTGTCGCCGCTGCCGGACGTCGAATAGCTGTGTGCCGTCACGCGGATCTCCGTGACCACTGACGCCGTTTCCACGCTGCCGCCCGTGTATGTCCGGTCAAGTGGGATCGTGGCAGGAGAGGCCGCTGTGAGCCTCCGGACGCGCACGCCGCGTGACGCGCTTGTGTCGATGGTCGCGCGGAGGGCGAAGACGATCTGCTGCAAGGCCTCGCGCTTGGTGCAGTCCGGGATATAACCCGTTACCGTCTCATCCTCCAGCGCTGCGTCAAAGTCCAGCGCGAAATGGCTGCCAAGGATCGAGCCTATCAGCTCTTTCGCGTTTTTCTCGTTGTAGATCGAAGCAGAAAACGGTTCGTCGTCCAGAATGCCGAGCGCGTCCTGACAAGAAATGTCATAGAGGCGGTCGCTCGACCGGGACGAGCTCTTGATGTAAAAGACGCCGATCAGCTTTGCGCCGTCGTAGGCGCTGACGGGCTGCTTCTCCTGAAAAATGAAGTCGATGTTGTCCGAATTGTCGAGCGTGAAATCCAGCGTATTGATTTCCACGTTGTCGGAGATCACGCTGACGCCCTCGGTGACGTTGACGCTGCGCAGGTCTTCCCGCTCGAATTCCCGGACGATGCCGAAGAATATCTGTCGGAGCTTCGCATAGCGGTACGGCAGGCTCGTCTTTTTCAGCTCAATCACGAGCTTGTTGTAGCCCGTGACGGGCTTGGCGCAGAAATATTTCTGGCCGTCCGGCATGAAGTCCTGCGACGCGACGGTTGTCTCGCCGTTGTACCACGTCATGGTCAGGGCGCTGCAATAGTCGCCAATGCCACCGTCAAAATAGAGGTAAATGCCGGAGCTTGCGAACGTGCCGTCCAGCGTGATGGTCAGCGTCGGGTTTGCGTCGAAGGTGCAGTCTGCTTTGCTCGGCTCGGCAGACCAGAAGGCCGCCCGCTCGGTCGTGAGGATCGGGCGGGAACCGTCCAGCACCCACTGGTTCAGCTCGTTTGTTGCGACGATCACCGACTCTGTGCCATACGGCAGTTCCGGAAGGTCGGAGAAGGGCTTCGCAGCGGTGCTTGCAACGCTTGCCGCCGCTGCTGCGCCTACCGCTACGTCCTCATAGATCACGCGTACACTCATACCGGCGTCCTCTTGGGCTTCATGGCGACAAAATTGATCGTCAGATTGCCCCAATCATTGCGCCCGTCGTAGCTCCCGGCGAGCTCATCGTCGCCGTTTGCTACATAGGCGTCAAAGGTCATAGTCCCCTGCGCATATGGGACGGTCAGCACGTGGCTGTCGACCGGGGCAGAAATACTCTCATAAAAATCATCGTATTCCTCCGGGTCTGACGATACAGGATCAATTTCAAGGCTGTAGTTGTAATACGTGCCGATAATATCACGGGTCATCGCGCCGGTCATAACGCGCCCGGCATTGTCGCCGTCTAGGACGGAGAACGACCGCTTGCAGCTTACGACGTGCAGATTGTAATACGCCTTGCCATCAAGGCTCAGTGCGCTTCTCATGTCTTCACCCCCGCCAGCTTCACGCCGACGCGCTGCGTCTCTTCGTTGTTCAGCTGATAGATCGTGCGGCCAAGCTCACGCCGGTCAAGCTGGAAGATAACCGTCATTTGTCTGCTTCCCGCTACGCCGGTCTCGGTCATGGCCTGTTTGAATGCCTGCACCATCGTGGAAAGCGGCGTCTCGATGTTCGTCCCGCTCTTCTGGTCGCCGAGGACGGCCATGAATTCCCGGTTCGGCGGGATGACCGCGCCGGAGGCGAGACGAGGGAGCTGGACATTTCCCCAGCTTACATTTCCAATGTCTACGCCCGGAACCTTGTTCAGCAGCCTAATCGCCCCGTTCACAAGGCCGCCCAAACCGCCAAGCGCGCGATTGATCCCACTCTCGATTTCGGCAATCAGGCCGTTCATGGCGTTTTTCGCAAGATTGGCCCACCATTCGCCTGTGAATACAGGCGCAATGTTCTTCTTCCAGAAATCTTTGATTTTGCCCCAGCAATCTTTAACCTTGCTGACAATAAAATCCCAGTTCGGCGCAATAGCCGCAGCCAGGCTTACGCCGCCCGCTGCGAGAAGTCCAAGCCCGAGCGGAATTCCTGCACCTGTGAACAGGAGAACCGCGCCAAGCGCAAGGAGCGCGCCGCCGACGATTGCAGTAATTTTGCCAAGCGGCCCTTTCATTTTTTCCTGAATCGTATTCCAGTTGACAGCCGCCGTTGCTGCAAGTCCGATTGCGCCCGCAGCCATCAGCCCGATTCCAAGCGGAAGGCTTGCGCCTGTAAATGCAAGGATCGCACCGACCGCAAGGGCGCGGCCCTCGGCGTTCACCCAGCTGCGGCCAAGACGGCCCCGGCCGGCGG